AACTTTTTTTTATCTCCCCCCCCCCCCCCTCAAAAAGTTAAAAAACAGTGTATCTTAGTATATTTTTTGAATATTTTCTTATTAATTATATTTTTTTAAAATATTTTATGGTTTTTATTTCTTATAAAAAAAAACAAATAAAAAAAAAGAATAAAAAACGAATAAAAAACGAATAAAAAACGAATAAAATGAATAAATAATGAGTAAAAAACGAATAAAAAACGAATAATTTATTACTTAAAAAAATATTTTCTAATCATATTATATAAAATAAATGGTTAACTTTAATTGTTTAAAATGTGAATATTCAACAGACCTAAAATCTAACTATAATCGACACTTGAATACAAAAAAACATAAAATAAATGTTGAGTTTAATGGTGTGATGAATGAAAAAAGTATAAAAAAATACACAAAAGATACACAAATGATACAAAATCAAAAAAAAAGATACACAAAAAATACACAAATATGCACAAATGATACACAAAAATACACAAATCAAAATAAAAATGAATTTTGTGAATTTTGCGGGAAATTTTTTAAATCTCGGCCCAGTATGTTACGCCATGTTCGCACATATTGTAAAATTAAAAAGGAAATGGACGCCGAAGAAGCAAAGAAAGACCTAATTATTATGGAGCAGAAGGAGCAAATTAATAAATTAATTGATAAGGTTGGAAATAAAACTACAATCCTAACCAACTCTATAAATAATAATAGTAATAATAATACTAATAATAGTAATAACAATGTTCAATTAAATAGTTTTGGAAATGAGGATTTATCAATGTTAACCAATAAAGTTAAAAAAAAAATGATTAAAGGTCCATTCAAAATGATACCTAATATGATGAAGATGATATATTTTAATGATAAATATCCCGAAAATCAAACCCTAAAATTAGTAAATAGAAAAGATAATATTCTTCAAATTCACGGAAATGAAGGATGGGAATATGTTCATAAAGAAGAAGTAATTGATGAAATAATAGGTAATACAAATTACGAAGTTGATAACTATTATGATATAAAAACCGAGGACTTTTCTAATTTCGTGAACAAAACCTATGAGAGATTTAGGACATTATTCGATTCCAGAGATAAAAATTTATGGGATAGTATAAAAAAAGATGTAGATTTAGTTTTGTGGAACAATATGTAGTTTTTGTAAGTATATATTGAATCAACATGTAGTTTGTAAGTATATATTGCCTAGTTATATATTTTCCTATATGATAATTATTAAATTAATTTAAAATATAAAAGTGAAATTTAGGTATTACACTATATAATCATTAATGTTTGATAAGAATAGTACCATTCTAGATTTTAGAACACAAGAATATTTTGGATGGGCAGGAAACTTCATTTTTTTATCGGCTCAAATATCCCAAGTTGTATATACCTTTAAAGTAAAAAGAACTAATGATATATCTTATTCATTACAAGTCCTTCTTTTAATTGGGAATATAATGTATAGTGCTTTTGGAGTATTAGATAAATCTTTATCAATGTTCATTGGAAATTTACTTACAGTTTTCACTGCCATAATACAAATAATTCAAAAAATTCATTATGATAAAATTAATCATAAATATATGGGGTATTATGAGGAAATTAACTAGATATATTTATCTAAATCCAAATCAACATATAAATCCAATATATCTTTATCTATTGGAATATTAGCATCCCAAAACTTTCTATGATGCTTTTTGAAAATTTTTTTTAAATTATTTTCCTTATCAATTTTGTTTTTTGAATTAAATTCGCAATTTAATATCTCAAAAAAGGGTCTTCTGAAAGGATAAATTGTAGGAAAGAATTGTAAATAATGAATACGATTACAACTTGATCTTTCTATTGTTTCCACTACTTCTTTTGCTGTTTATTGTGTAACATCAATGCCTATTTTTATCAATTATGCACTAGTATTCGTTATACCATCAAATAGAATTTCTCATTGCTCATACAAATCCTTACAATGACCTAGTGTCTTCTTTACAACTCCTATACGGACAGTCTTCTAATCTTCCCTTGTCTTTTTCGTATATTAACTTCTTATAGCATCCAATCCTTCATTATCTTGTGATAATATAAAACTTTTACACCACGAGGTAAATGAAGCATTATAATCCCACCAAAGTTCCCGTGAAATTTTTTTACGTGATTCCACAATCTGTTTTTGTCCCAAACATATATGCGTTCAGAGCAGAAAGCTTATTTCTTGCCTTATCTTCTTTATATTCAATAGTTACCCAAGGAATATTAACTAAAAATTAATAATATTTAAGTTTATTAATTTTTTATGCGGATAATCTCTTTCAAAATTATGGTTAATATTTATTTCATAAAAGAAAAAAAATGAAAAATTGTTTATTCTAGTTCCCCCATTTTTCTTAATTCTTACCTAAAAGTCTGAATGACCTCCTGATTATAATTTATGGTTTATATTGAATACGTGTTTAACTAGAAGATTATATTATTCCACAACTTTTTTTGCTTTTCCTTTTGTAACATCGATGCCTACTTTTTTCACTTCTTCGCGAACATTTGGTATACCATTAATTAGTACTTTACCTTGTTCAAATAAGTCATCGCAATAAAGAAGAGTACTTTTCACTTCACTAAGACTTGCTTTTCTCCAATCCTTGCCTGTCTTTTTCGTGTATTCTTTTCGCATTTCATTAAATCCTTCTGGATCTTGTGTCAAAATACACTTATTAACCCATAATTCCGAATCAACCATCCATAGTTCTTTCGGAAAATTTTCTTTTGCTTGTGCAGGTGTCATAGAATAACAATCTGCGCCAATCCATAACATATAAGCATTCAGAAAATTTCTTTCTAGAATGTCTAAATTTTTATTATATTCAGTTACCCAAGGCATATTTGCTAAAAATTATTAATATTAACGTTTTTCAATTTTTTTTTTACTTAAAAATAATTCATAAAAATTAAGATAAATGAATTCTATTTCGTTTATTAGAAGATTTACCAAAATGAAAAAAATAAATGACTTAGCTGACTATTATAATCTACCTAATACTGAAAATAATAAGAATAAAATATTTTTTTATCAACAAAATAATAATATATATTATATGATATTTTTTTATAGAAAGTTAGGTATTGAAAAATCAGAATTAATCCGAAATAATTTTATTGGTTTACCAATGGAATTGAATGAGATAATAGCAGATTATATCGTTGAAGAATATGAATTGACTATTCTTTTGGAGAAAAGTATTCACTATCATTATCCTTATGAAAGAAACATATTTACCTATGTAAGTCATGAAAAAAATTTTAATACTGAATTGGATTTAGATGAATATTACCGAGAAATTTGTAAAATTAATAATGAAATGGAATATCTTCCTGCTATTTGTTTAATTAAAGAATTTCTTATGCTATTTGTTCAACTAAATACATTTTATTATATTATTGAAAAATAATTATTTTCTAAATATAATATATAATGAAAAAAAAAGGAGCTGTTCAAGAATTATCACCGAGAACGATAAAAACGGGAAAAAAATTATTAGCAAGGAGAAAAAGTAAAAAATTACAGAGAAAATTCAAAAATACTCAACAAATGTTAAATACTCGTTCTTACAGAATGGGAAATAGTTTAAAAATTAATCCTTATGATTTATTGGGGTTCCAATTTCGACATTTTGTAAATCCTGATTTAATTGATACTAACGGAGGAATTACTATTTCCAATCCAATAGATAGTGCTTCTGGTTCAATAGTTATGCTTTTTAAATCAAAAGACACAGACCACCAATATGTGTTAAAAGTTACTGGTATGAATAGTGAAGATGTAATTAAACCAGGAAGAGAAATAAATTTTCCAGAATTAGAAAGTGAAATATATGAAGTAGTAACTAGATTAGTACAAAAAAATATAACACCTCACACTTTTACATTCGTAAATAATTTTTTAAATATTAGAAGAGTATATTTACCAGACAATAACTATTTCAAATATGAAGGTTTAGATACAAACATGCCTTATTTATCAGTTATGTTAAATGAAACTTCATCCGCAAATACCGAATTGAAAACATTATCAAAATTCATTCTTAATGAATTGGTAAAATTTACAATGACTGAAAAATCAAAAATAATGTATAATATTTTATTCCAAATAATTTATACTTTAGAAGTATTTAATAGAGTTGGAATTATGCATAATGATTTACATACTGGAAACGTTTTCATTATTATGAAAAATAATAGTTTTAAACAACCTAATTATAGAAAAACATTTAGAAAATATAGATTTAAAGCAGAAAATGGAACACAATTTTCTATAAATTTAGAAAATATAGGTTTTGATGTAAGAATTTATGATTATGATAGATCTTATAAATTTGACAAACCCGGGACAGAATTTTCTGAAATATTAAAAACCAATAATATGTTTTATTATAGAGATTTTAATCAGTATCACCATACACAAAATCCATATTTCGACACTTATAAGATATTATGTCACCTCTATCATAATTATATTGGAATATTACCAGGAAATTTTTTAACGGTAATACATAATTTTTTTATAAAACATAGTTTATTAAATTCGGGAATAGTAGGAACCAAAGATTATTTGTTTGCATCTGCACCGTATGATATTAGAGACTATTTTTTAATAAATAGTCAACCTGTGGGTCATATGAAGACAACAGAAGAAATATTAATTAATTTGATTACAGATGTTTCTATTAGCGAATATCTAACAGGAAAAGAAGCACAAGTTCCGGTGATAGAAACATATGATATGGATGGTATAAATATAAATATTCACGCAAGAGACAAAAGAAGAGCAATAATAAGAGAATTTTCAAAAATACCTGGAACATCAAGATCTAGAAGAGTAAGTATGGGAGGCCCAATAAGGAAAACAGTAAGAAGACCATCCGGAAGAAGACATAGCGTCTCTCGTCTAAATGTTCAAAAGAAAAAAAAAAGAAAGGGGAAAGTAAATAGCACTAATAGTAATTTAGTAAGATCTTCAGAATTGGAAATGGGATCTAATAAAGTTTTTAAAAGTGCTTCTGATGTAATGGTTGATGAATTTGGAAGAATGGATAATAATAATGGACGATATTTTAATCAACAAGAAAAATTTGAAAAAGGAGCAGAAGCATTTTATGGTCCTCCTCAACCAAATAGTAATAATCCCTTTGTTTAATTATTACAAGTTAAATCTAGAACCAATAAAAACATCTAATAGTTCAAATAAGTTTTTCTTTGTTTCTTCTAAATCTCCTAATTCTGGATTTAATTCTACTATATCCATAGATTTTACATTTTTTTTACTTAGAAATAATAATATTTTTTTCATTTCTTCCATATTAACACCTTCTTCTTCTGGTGTTCCTGTAGAAGATATTAAACTAGGGTCCATAATATCTATGTCAAAACTAATGTGGACTTCTCTATTCGCAATAAATCTGTCTACTAATTTTAAAACTTTGTCTACATCATATTTTACAACATCAATACCAAAATTTAAAATATCTTTTTTTTTTATGTATTCCTTCTCATAATCATCAACACTTCTAGTTCCAATATAACATATTTCATTATAATCTAGACATTTATAATTGGTATAAGGTTCTTCTAAATCTCCTAATAATCCAGCAACAGGCATTCCGTGAATACTGCCTGTTAATGATTTTGCTAAATTATTACAATCAGTATGAGCATCCAACCAAATAACACACTTATTCTCTTTATTCAGAAACTCGCCAGATATAGTCCCCATTGACATACTATGGTCTCCTCCTAAATAAAATGTAAAATCTTCATTATCTTTGGTTTCTCTTATATGTTTTTGTAAATTAAATAGAACAGAACTTTTATCTTGATTACCTAAATCAAATATTTCATGTTTATAATTACAATTTATAAATTTTGATTTTAAATATGAATTATATATTTCCTCACCTCCTAGGAAAACACCTGGTTTTTTTTGACCAGAATTAATAGGAATAGATAGAGAGCGGATTTTAGTCATATATATGATTTTTATCACTGAAATTTTTAAATGAGAAAATTAAAAAAATTATTTTTATAAAAATGTAATCAAATCATATTCACAACTTTATATAGGAAATTATCCTCAATGGCGCAAAAGTCGGAGGGTTCGTACCCGCAACATATTAAATGATATAATAATCTAATTACATTCAATTTATATGAGAAATCTTCATCATATATATCAAATAATTTATTACAACTATTACAACCCCCAAATAAGTAGGGCATAGTTATAAAATATATCTGTTCTTCATTAAACATTTTTAGAATGGAAATCCAAATCCTACGGGAAACTTAAAAGTTTTGGGTTTTTCAATTTTATTCTTCAGATACCATTTTTGTATTTTGTAAGCGGCCATCCATTGTCTTGCAGTTCTTTGTGTATTAGTTTCTCCAATGTAAAACATTACCATGCCTCTTTTAATACTAAATTTTGTTGCTGACGCATAAGGTTTTATCAATTCTAAATATTTTCTCGATCTGTATTTATTATATTCTTTATAAGGATTTCGAATTTCAAGTTTTATATTTTCTTCTTCTTCGGATACATTATCGGATTGTGATACATTATCGGATTGTGATACATTATCGGATTGTGATACATTATCGGATTGTGATACATTATCGGATTGTGATACATTATCTGTTTCGGATACATTATCTGTTTCGGATACATTATCGGATTGTGATACATTATCGGATTGTGATACATTATCGGATTGTGATACATTATCGGATTGTGATACATTATCTTCTTGGTCACTTATTTCCGAAAAACCTAAAACTTCTTCATCTGAATAACTAGAAGTTTCATCACTTGATGATTCAACGACACTTGAACTTAACCATCCAGAAAATAAACTATTCATAATATTAATATTTCTTAATTTTAATATTAATATTAAACTTAAAAAAATTCATTTATTCCTATACAGTTATTAAATGTGTAAATTCATTATTATAAAATATTGAACCTAAAGTTTTATTTTGATATCTATGTTTAAATTTAGTTTCCACCAAATTATCGAGTGTTATTTGTAAAATTCTATCTAAATAGGTATGTCTCCAAAAAAAATCGA